AGGCTTTAGAGACGCAAGCCAAGCTCTTGCGCTTTGACCTCAACTGATGTCATTGCTTACCGGTCTTTGTGAACCGACCAAGCTTCTGGCCTTTGCTCAACCGCCGGATCAGAAAACAACGGTTGACATCCTCAGCAGAATCAAAGCTGACCTACATCCTGGTCAGCTTGCTTTTGTAGAAGATCAAACAACAGAAATAATCGGTCTTTCTGCGGGCTACGGTGCCGGAAAAACCAGAAGCCTTGCCAGTAAAGCAGTTGCCTTGGCTATTGCAAATCAAGGCTTTATTGGAATCGTCATGGAGCCAACCGGCCCATTGATTCGTGACATTTGGCAAAACGATTTTGACGATTTCTTAGAGGCATACGACATCCCCTACAGCTTCAGAGCGTCTCCCTTGGCTGAATACGTCTTACATCTGCCGGGCGGAGATACAAAGATCCTTTGCCGCAGTTTTGAGAACTGGACACGCTGCATTGGCATTAACGCGGCCTGGTGTCTTGCGGATGAGATCGACACAGTGCCGCCATCAATAGCAAACAAGGCATTCCCTAAGATCCTTGGTCGCCTTCGTGCTGGCAACGTGCGGCAGTTTGCTGCTGCCTCAACGCCTGAGGGCTTTCGCTGGATGTGGAACACCTTTGGCACAGAAGAGGCAAAGCAGCGTCCTGATCGGCGCCTAATTAGAATGAGAACGGCAGACAATCCACATCTGCCCCAAGACTTCATCGAGCGGCTGCAAGCCAACTACGATCCAAGCTTGTTGCAGGCTTATCTAGAAGGCCAGTTCTGCAATCTCACAACCGGTCAGGTCTACGACCGCTTCGACCGAGCAAAGCACGTAATCACAGATATTCCCAACGTTGAAGATGAACCCCTCCGCATAGGCGTTGACTTCAATATTGGAAATATGTCAGCCGTTATCGCTGTCCGTCTTGGCAACCAACTATTGCTGATCGATGAGGTCAGCGGTGCCCATGACACTGACGCACTGGCTCAAGAAATACGACGACGTTTTCCCGACCGTCGCATCTATGCCTACCCTGACGCATCAGGCGGTAACCGCAGCACGAACGCCAGCCAAACCGATATTCAAATCTTGGAGTCCTATGGCTTTACCAATCAATCGCCAAGATCAAACCCTCCCGTTCGTGATCGCGTGGCTGCTGTTCAAGCTCTGTTGGAAAACGGGAAAGGCGAAGTAAGACTGCAAGTCGCGGCCAACTGCAAGCGAACGATTGAATGCTTAGAGCTGCAAAGTTATACAGAGAAAGGCGATCCAGACAAAGACGCTGGTTATGACCACATGAATGATGGCCTGGGCTATTTAGTGTGGCGCGAATTTAATCCTCTTTATGCGCGTGCTGGTCGAGGCACTGGCATTAGGCTTTACTAAACTCAAGGGATTAGGCAGGGTTTTAACGTGTATTCAGGTTTTTCGGGTGGTAGGCAGCGGGTTGGCAGCGTTACTCGCGTCAACGACCCGAACACAGCCTGGGTGAATCAGGAGCCGCACTGGAAGCTGATTGAAGTGCTTTTGCAAGGCACCTACGGCATCAGGAAGAAGCATCGAAAATATTTGCCGCAAGAGCCTAGAGAGCTTGATGAGTCATACGACAACAGGTTGATTCGTTCAACGTTGGCCCCGTATTACGTCAGGCTCGAACGGATGTTGGCTGGCATGTTGACCCGTAAGCCCGTCAGGTTGACAGACGTGAGCGATCTGATCACAGAGCAGCTTTTTGACGTTGATCTTCAAGGCAACGATCTAAACGTCTGGACCTATGACACAGCCAGGAAGTGCATCAGATATGGACATGTTGGCGTTCTTGTTGACGCTCCTCAAGCAGGGTCAAATGGTCGGCCTTATTGGGCAACCTATACACCTCGCGACATTCTTGGGTTTAAGCAAGAGCTGACTGACGGGCAACAGAAGTTGACTCAGCTTCGCTTGATGGAAAAGATTCTTATTCCTGACGGTGACTACGGCGAGAAAGAGGTTGAGCAGGTTCGCGTCTTAACTCCAGGCGCATTTGAGATTCATCAGAAAGATCAAAAAGGTGATTTCCGCGTTGTCGATGAAGGCACAACCAGTCTTGATGAGATCCCGTTCTCTGTTGCTTATTCCAACCGCGTCAATCTGATGGAGTCGCGGCCACCAATGGCCGACATTGCAGAGCTCAACCTCAAGGCATATCAGGTCCAGTCTGATCTCGACAATCAATTGCACCTGAGTGCTGTCCCTTTGCTTGCCTTCTACGGTTTCCCGCAGTCAGCAGAAGAGGTAAGTGCCGGACCTGGGGAGGCGATTGCATTTCCAGCGGAAGGCCGCGCTGAATACATCGAGCCAAGTGGAAGAAGCTACGACGCGCAGTTTCAACGGCTTGAGCAAATTGCAGCGCAGATCAACGAGCTAGGGCTTGCTGCTGTCCTGGGTCAAAAGTTATCGGCAGAAACAGCTGAGGCCAAGCGCATCGACCGTAGCCAAGGCGATTCAACGATGATGGTCATAGCCCAGCAAATGCAGGACATGATCGACAATTGCCTGCGGTTTCATGCGGCCTATCTGCAAGAGCCACAAGCTGGCAGCAGTTTTGTTAACCGTGATTTCTTGGCCGCACGTTTGGAGCCGACAGAGATCCAATCACTGTTGCAGCTCTACACGGCAGGAACTATCACTCAAAGCACGCTGTTAAACCAGTTAGAAGCTGGCGAGGTTCTTGGCGATGAATTTGACGTCGAGGAAGAGCTAGAGGCAACACAGGTTGGCGGCTTGATTGAGATGGATCAGCCAACGCCTGCGGCTAATCCGGCAATGCCTGAAGAGTCAGCCGAGCCTGAAGATCAACCTGAAATCCCTAGCTGATGTTTTGGAACAAGCCTGCACGAAAGCAACCAGAGCCTGAGCCTGAGTCAAGGCAGCAGGTTCTTTATTACGCGCAAACGCCATTAGAAGGTGACTTGTTCGCTGTCATCCGCGTGACTTGGCATGAAAAGGGAATGCCGATTGGTGTTGTTGAGTCGCAGTTAAGGGAAGACGATGAAGACGTTATTCCTGAGGTTGGTCAGCTTGTAGGGGAAGCCTTAAGAGGTGGCGCAGATGTCTCAATCATTTGCGCCGAACCTCCCGAAGCTGTAGGAATTGAAGAGCCATGACAACACCTGCGGAGCTGTATCGGAATGCCATCGATCTCAACCGCTTTAGCAACAGCGTGGCAAAAAGAATTGCCATTACATATAACGATCTTATTTTGGATGCTGTTGATCAGCTCCGTGGGATTGATGAGCTTGCAGCGCCTGTCAAAGCTGCACGGCTTCGGGCGATCCTTGCGCAACTGAAGGGGTCACTTGATAACTGGGCAGAGGCCAGCACGTTGCTTGCGGTTGAAGAGCTGCAAGGGTTGGCTGTATTGCAAAGCGAGTTTGTGACCAGTGAGCTGGCTAAGGCATTGCCTGTTGAGCTGGCGAATCAGATTAGAAGCGTGCAGATCAGCCCGCAGTTTGCTCAAGCGGTGGCAACTATTGACCCAACCGCTTTAAATGTTGTTACGTTAAGTGACGACCTTCAGGCTGCGGTTACGGGGGCTCCTGCGACTTTTCGTTTAACCGCAGCTCAAGGCTCAGTTATTACGTTGCCAAATGGCAAGGTGCTTGAAAAGTCATTCCGAGGGTTGGCTGAATCTCAAGCTGATCTGTTCAGCATGACGGTCAGAAATGGATTGTTAACGGGCGAATCAACGGATAAGTTGGCGCGTCGCTTAAAGGGTCGTTTACGGTTTGGCCAGCCTGCGATGAGTTTGCGTCAGATGGCTCAAGCCGGTGGCGAAGTCACAGCGGTGGCAAATCATCAGGTGATGGCTTTAATGCGGACCAGTATCAATCAAGTGGCTAACGCTTCAAGCCAACAGGTTTATGAGGCCAATCAAGATGTGACTAAAAAATATCGATATGTCGCCACGTTGGACAGCAGGACTTCGCCTATTTGCAGGTCACTAGACGGCAAGGAATTTGTCTACGGCAAAGGGCCAACACCGCCGCAGCATTTCAATTGCAGATCGACAACAGTCCCGATCGTTGATTACAAGGGCTTGGGTTTTGATCCGCCACCGCCAAGCAAACGGAGCAGCCGCAATGGATTGGTGCCATCAGATCAAACCTATGGCCAATGGCTTGAGAATCAATCCAAGGCCGTAAAGGATGACGTGTTGGGTGCATCAAAGGTTCCTTACTTTGAAAGCCTTGTCAAAAAGGTTGGCCCAACCAAGGCGATCAGAAAGTTCGTCTCTCAAGACGGGTCAGAGCTAACCTTGAAGCAGCTAAGAGAACGGTATCCCGATGTCAAAACTGCACAGTAAATTTAAGCTGACGGTTCAAGAGGAAGCATCAGCAGCGTCCTGCCCACCTAAAAAGCCTACAAAGGCCAAGGCTGACAAAAA